GTTTAATGTTTTTATTTTTCTTTAATGTGTTCGATTAATGTTTTCCCTAATATTACTAATGGGTAACATATTACAAGAATTAAAACTAATTCACCCAATGAAATAAACTGATTCATGATACTTTGTTTTTAATGGTTATGTAAATGTATTTAACGACATTGATTAAGAATAACCCGAACAATACTAACTGAATCGGGAATAAGAATTGCGTAATGTTTTCCATGTGTTTATGTGCATTTTGTTTTATAATGCGGAATAAAGATATTGAAACATTTTTAAATAAATGCAAATATTTATAAGTTTATTTTTTATATTTATTCAATGTTGCACCATTGAATTACTAGTATTATATTATCCAATGTTAAATACCTAATTTAATATTGAATAATATATTGTATATTAATATAAGTATAAGTAATGTATATAAGTACTTAATAATTTAATTAATGGGTTATATATTAATATAATAATGATAGGCGGTTTTACTTTTTGCGTTTGAGCGCCTTTCCAATCATTAAATTATTCGTACTAACTTAGCACTAACCAACACAATAAACAACCAATGAATATAAAGGGTATTTTAAGGCGAAATAAGACAAGCAAGGTACTTTGTAGTACATGGACTAGCCATGCCTTGAGAAAGTAGGTACTAACCTATTTTTAGGGCTTTTTAGACGGGTTTTTCGGGTACTATACCCCCCTACCGTTTATTTTAGCGTTAACAAAATTTTAACACCCTTGTGCCCCCCAATATTCTGATATAAAACAATGATTTTAACATTTTTAAACATTTGAGATGAAAGATACTTACGGCAAACGAGAGTACACTTGTAAATGTGGTACTGTAACTGATGGATATGTTTGGTTTAGTCAAATAAAGGAAACTCAGTTCGAATGCACTAACTGTGGCAAATGGGTTGGTCATGACAATCTAGAGAAGAAGGTAACTAGCATTATTTCAATACGCACACCAACAAAGAATAGATAATATGAACGCACAATTCAAAGAAATAGCTAAAGAGGCTTTTATCATAGCCTATAAGGAGAACTTTGGCAATATCACCATATCATGTGAGGCTTCTGGAGTAGGTAGAACGCAGTATAAGACTTGGTTGAAGGATGACCCTGAGTTTGCTAAGAGATTAGCTGAAATAGAGCCTGAGGAGATAATGCTTGACTTTGGCGAACAAAAGCTAATGGAGAGGATTGCTAGGGGAGATACCTTAGCTACAATGTTCTTGCTTAAGACTAGAGGCAAGAGAAGAGGATATATCGAGAAGACTGAGGTTGCTCATGAAGGAGATGTGGTTAAGCAGATTACAGTCAACGTAGTTAAACCGAATCAAATTGGAGATATTATGAAACAAGTAGACGGAGATGAACACAAAGCGTTACCTCAAGGTGAAATAATCAACTTTGATACTCAAACAGAGCCTGGAATGGTCGTACCTGCCTACAAAGCAGGAGAGAGTGATGAAATCCCTCTTTACAACCATGATAAAGGGGAATTATTGGATATAAACGAGGACGGAGAGTATGAAGAGTAGCTACAATGCCTCTATTTCGCATTTTAAGGCGATTCTACGGCTTTTAACCCTATGTGTAGTACTATGTATCCATTTTGGAATTGAAAGGCTTAAATGGGGCTTAAAATAGCAAAAGTGAAAAAGATGAACTAACCCTCGTAGCGACTCGTAGCACTCGTAGCATTCGTACTAACTACGACTACTACGAATAGTACGACCCCCTACCTTCCTATAAAACCAAAAGTTTTCGATTAGCAAACACACATCCTATTTTTTAAAATTTTTCCTATGAACGTTACCACAAACGTAGTATTCGAAGTCCTCCAAAACTCTACAAAGAGAATATCCATCATGCAAGGTGGAACAAGATCGGGTAAGACTTACAATGTAATTACCTGGTTTATCGTAAAACTACTCCAAGAGAAAGGAAAGACGCTGACAATATGTCGTAGCTCACTTCCATCCATCAAAGGATCGGTAATGCGTGACTTTGTGGAGATATTGTCTAAATATGGGCTTTATAGCGAAGAGAAGCACAATAAGACCGATAACATCTACTTTTTGGGAGGAAATGTCGTAGAGTTCGTTTCTACTGACCAACCGCAGAAGATTAGAGGACGAAAGCGTAATTATCTGTTTATAAACGAGGCGAATGAGGTAAACTACGAATCTTGGATGCAGTTGTCCCTTCGTACAACCGAAAAGATAGTAATTGACTATAACCCTTCAGATTACTACTCCTGGATTTACGATAAGGTTGTTCCTAGAGAAGATGCGGATTTTACCATCACTACCTACAAGGACAACCCATTTCTTGAGAAAGGTATCGTGGAAGAGATTGAGAGGCTTAAATCAGCCGACCATGAGTATTGGCGAGTTTATGGCTTAGGAGAGAGGGCAATATCCCAAGCGACCATTTATACGCATTGGAAGCGTAGACGAAACTTCCCTGATGGCGGAGATACGTTTTACGGACTTGACTTTGGCTTTAACAACCAAACTGCCCTTGTTAGGGTTAAGAACTTTGATGGCGAGTTGTTTGTCGACCAATTAATCTACGATACAAAAATGTCGACGGCGTTACTAATTGATAGGATGAGGTCACTAGGACTCGATAGGAACTCTGAGATATATGCCGATCCTGCTGAACCGAAAACTATCAGCGAAGTAAACAAAGCTGGGTTTAACTTGAATAGTGCAGTCAAAGATGTTTATGCAGGTATCAACAAGGTAAAATCATTTCCTCTGCATATCAAGTCGGACTCTTTAGATTTGCTTGATGAGATTAAAAACTACAAGTGGAAGACCGATGCGGACGGCAACACACTTGACGAACCTGTGAAGTTTCGAGATCACTTAATGGACTCTATGAGATATGCCATATACACAAAATATGCTAAACCAAAAAGAGGGTGGGTTGTATAGGCTAAAAATTTGTTACTTTTGTAAAAATAATATATAGCGTGAATTTAACGGACATACTAAAGGCAGCTAACCCTTTTAAACAAAAGGCAGCACCAAAGGTGACTTTTAACAATCCATTCTCAGATTTCGGTGGATTGATTGGAGGAAGAACACTTTATCCAGAATTAGACCAGCAAAAATTTGTACTTGACTATAAAAACAATAGTGAGGTATATGCTATCATCAAACGTATCTCTAAAACTATTTCTACTGTTCCATTTTACGTTTACCAAGTAAAGAACAAAAAAGAGTTAGCAAGATACAAGTCAATGCTTAATAACGCAAATACAACTGCGGATATTGCTAAGGCTGAGTTAGTTCGTGTAAAAGCAGTTGCTGAGATTGCTGATTCACCTTTAAATGATTTACTAGAAAAACCGAATGAATATCAATCATTCTCGGAATTTATCGAGAGTGCTGTAGGTTATAAACTAATTACTGGTAACACTTACATCTGGGCGAATAGACTAGAGTCTGGTAAGGTTGCTGAACTTGTTACACTCCCATCTCAATACGTTGCCATTATTTCTGATGGTACAATAAATGGGGTTGAAGGTTATTCTTTTACGCTAGTTGGATGGGATCAATTAGATGCGAAAGACGTAATCCATCTAAAATACTTCAACCCTTACTTTGACACTAACGGTAATCAACTATACGGCTTATCGCCTTTACAAGCTGCTTACAGAACTGTACAGCGTTCTAATGATGCGAAGGATACTTCAGTTGGTATGTTGCAGAATCAAGGACCTAAAGGTATCTTATCTGCTGATGAATCAAATGACTTCGGACCAGAGGCAGCAGGAAAGCTTAAAGAAGATTTTTACAATCAGTACGGAACAAAAACTCAAGCAGGTATCTTAAAGAATGCTGGAAAGATTTTGATTGCAGGTGCTAAGTTGAATTGGATTAACATGGGTTTAAGTCCTATTGACTTGCAGTTATTAGAATCAGAGAAAGTAACTCTTAGAGAACTTTGTAATGTGTATGGTGTAAACTCTGCATTGTTTAACGATCCTGATAACAAGACTTATAACAACATGAAGGAAGCTAAGAAGGAAATGTTGACTCAAGTAGTCCTTCCTGAATTAGTAGCTCTTCGTGATGCGTTCAATAGATTCTTCTCAACTGAAATCGGTCAAGGTTATTATATTGATTTTGACTTAACAGTATTCCCTGAATTACAAGAGGACATGAAAGAGCTTAGTGCTATCCTTTCTCAATCTTGGTGGATTACTCCAAACGAGAAGAGAGCAGCTATGCGTTACGATACTATTATGGATGAAGTAATGAATGAGATATTCATACCAGCAGGTTATTTGCCTATTGATGAATTGACAATGTTACAAGACCCAAGAGACGCAAGACAACAAGGCGACTATAACTTACCTCCTGTAAAGAGTGAAGGTTTTTTTTTGAGCAAGAGTGAAAAGTTAGATGAGGTTTATGCTAAGTATAAGGAAGTAACTAATATGAGCTACTCAGAATTAGAAGCTTGGTCAAATACAGAATGCTCTAAGAAAGCATCTTTAGA